GTAAATCTTTGACACATCGCTCAGCAGCGCTTAACGGCGCTGCCTTGCCATGTGTCAGTAAATTTACACTTGACCGCATGATAGCCCTAAGATATCGTCAAGATATAACAATACAAAACAAGGAGAAAGAATATGCACCTTTACACAGAAGCAAAAGCAATGGCCACCGAAGCACTAGAGCAAGCAGAAGGCTGCTTTGACGCCGCGCAAGATTACTTGCACCAAACCTGCGATGGCCACGAAGTCTCTATATATTATCATAAGGCAATACAGTTTTGCGCTGAGCAAAACACCAGCGACGGCGAAGCTTGGCTTGATGATTGCGGTGGCATTTCGCAAGAGGGCGACACCTTCGGAACCATTGCCTGCCGCATAGCCTTTGCAACGCTTTATGTGCGCGCACAAGACGCGCTCTATGAAATGCAAGATGAGCTGGCCGCATGATGCCTATATTTCACAAAATAGCCGCTTGCTTATTCTTGCTGCATTTATTCGGCTCAATGTCTTATTTGGTTTGGTTTCCAATTCTTTTGGAGGCCATCCAATGACCCGCGCAGAGTTTTTTGAATGGTTGGACACATGCCCAACCCATAAATGGGAAGTTACACATGAAGAATACGGACATGTTGTTATTTCATTCCCTAATGAAGAAGAGGAAGATGAAGAGGAGGACGCGGCATGAGACTGAAAGACCGACGCAAGCAATGGCAGAAAGACTGCATTAACTATAGCTGGTCCCGTTGTGGCACTGTTGCGACTGAGCGTGGCTATAATAACCAAATCAGGCTGAAGCGCATTGATGCGATGTTGGAGGCTGACGATCACCAAGCCTCGTTCGCTTGGCACAATGAGGAGCTTGCGGCGCGTCACGTTGATCGCCCCGCTTCTAAATATAAGGAGGCCGCGTGATGACCCGCCCCGAGCTTATCGCAATTATTAAATCAATTCGCCCGCATGACATCGCGGGCGGCTTGATCCTATTCGCCGCGCCAATCATTGCGGCAATTATCGCAACCATTGTCAAAACAGGAGTTTAAAAAATGACTAACGAAAAGCGAACCTTTCAGAATCAAGCTAACCGCATGGCAGCGCGTAAAAAGTTTCTTGATGCATTGCAGGAAGAACAGCGCGAAGCTTTGCAAAAATCATTTGACGCAATGCAGAATTCCGTTTGGATGCTTAACGAGTGCAATGATCTTTATGTGTCAGACGTTGCCAAGCTGGAAAGCGCCTTCCATAGGCTGCAAAGCATATTCTTCGATATAGAACCTAGCGAATGGCAGCTTGAGCGCTTTGCCGAGCATGGCGTGGAATGGCCGCCTGCGCCGCGTGGGCGTCCAGCAAAACCCGATTAATGCAGCATCGCGCTGACATCATCGTCAGCTAGGCCTGCCAAAGCCTCAACCATACTTTGCGCAATTTGTTGAACGCTTGACCCGTCGGTCAGGCGTTCTTCTATATATTCTGCCAGCGCGTCCAATTCCGCTTCCGCTTCCTCGTTATTCTCTATCGGCATTATCAGCGTGAGCTTTATCATTTGCCCACGCTATCCCAAAAAAAAGACCGTGCAAAGCTTTTGCCTTACACGGTCAAGTATGTCGCGGGTAAAGAGCAAATCAAGGCGCGACAAACGTAGACAGGGAGGAAACTACGTTGGACAAAACCTACGCCAGTTATGTCCAACAGACAAGCCCCATAAAACCCCGAACAGAGCCACGTAACCCCAATTCAGCACCTACCCTAGCCCGCCACATCGTTTCGCGCCTCTATGGCCCCTCTACGGGCTTCCAATCGCCATCATCCAGATCTATCCCAGCACACTCCGCGCCCAGCGCAGCATATCCGGCCAAATCCACGAACCCGTCAGCGTCAACCTGATGCGATACGCGGCTTATCTTAAGCAGGCCCATCATCATGCACACGTCCGACGCAGTTAGCGTTTCCTTGCCCGCAATATACGCATTCCACATGACCGCGACCCGCTGGAAATTCTCCTGTGGTGGCCCATAATCCCGATTCCTTGACCCATGCACCAGCGTTCCCGCTTTCGCCAGCACCTTTCCGCGTGTCGTATCCGTATTCATTTTCGTTTCCCCTTTTCCAGTTTAATTTTGCGCTTGAGTATTTCCGCGCGCTCTGCTGCCGTCCAGCGCGGCAAGCTTGGATCGAACCTGCGCCGGTTAGCGAAGCCTTCCAATTCGGCAAGCGTCGAACAGCTTGCCAGCTTTTCATCAAATGACCTGCACCATTCACGCCCGACAAAATGACCGCAAGGATAAGTCACCGCTTTACCCTCGGTAAACATACGTTCCAACCATTTTTCCAAACCCTTTTTATTCATCTAAATTTTACCTTGGCAAAACCGCAGCTATGCAATCTAGCAAACATTAACATTACCTTAAGGTAAATGTTAATGTTGCTAGATTTCACAGCATTTAGCCAAAGTTATACCATTCTTAATAACATTAGATAACATTTATAACATTTTGGCCCGTAACCCATTGATTTCATTGACCTCGCAAAACGTTATCAAATGTTATCCCTTTTTCTTTTGCCGCCTAATCCTTCACCCGCCCATCTTTGTCCGTAAACCATACCAAACCTTCATTTTTGACCAAATGACCGCCCGCAATCAGCGCATCTATCGCCCTTGTATATGACTGCGAAGGATTGGTTGCGCCGGTGATTTTGCCCTTGAAATGATCCCGCAGCACCTCCTCGTCAATCGTCCAGTAGGCGCTTGCTTCTGGAAATCCTGCGCCTGCTGGGTTTGGTTGCCCGACGCGTTCACCGCGCAGCTGCGCAAAACATCGCTTGAGCAATAGCTGATTTTTGCCGGTTATCTTTGGCTTGCTGGCTTCTTCTATTTGCTCTGCGCTGGCCTCTGATATGGTGCAAGTCGTTACGGCATCGCCGTCTTCGTCTTGCCCTAGCTCGATCACGTCCAGCACAAAATCAAACCTTGCGCCAGTTTCCATGTCGCGTTGTTTCGTGGCTATCGCGTAGCGAATGCCGGTTTCTGCATCATGATCTAGCTCAATTTCTGCGTCCGTAGCGCTGCGCAAGCTTGAATGGCCACGCGCGCCCGCTGCTTTATCTTTGCCGCTATGATGCACGATCATGATATGCGCCAGCGTTACTTGGCGCAGCGCATCCACGTTTCCAATAAATCTGGTCATATCATCCGGCGCATTTTCATTGCCGCCTGCCATGCTGCGCGATAATGTATCCACCACAATCATACGCACCGACCCATGCTTGCGCGATACCTCACGCACCAGCTTGGCCAGCTTTTCCAAATCCGCATTTGGGTCGAGCAAATTGACCGGCGACGGCCTGACAGCCAGCTTGACGTCTTTATGCTCTGGATATTTTTGGCGCAGCGCAACAATCCGATTATGAAACGCATTGCCGCCCTCTGTCGCTAGATATAGCACGCTGCCGCCCTGCACTTTGCATCCATTCCACGGCTGGCTTGCTGCTACGTGCCACGACATATCCAGCGCAAAGAATGATTTGCCCGTGTTGCTTGGCCCATATAGGACAGACATTTGCCCTTCGCCCAGCCATTTCTTGACCAGATAATTCCTAGATAGCTGCGCCTGCGCATCTTCTGGGAAAAACACCTCGTCCAGCAAATTGCGCACGGTTAATGCTTTGCGTGTGGCCTCTGGCCCTTGCGTGACCCAAAGATCATTAAAATCTGTGCCTTCGCTTGGCGGCAATATATATTCAACGCCATGCTCGGCAAATGCTTGCTCCGCTGCTTTTATGCCAGCTTCGTCATTATCGCCTGCCACCACCAGCGTTGCGTCCGGCTTGGCTTCCCTAAGACCGGCCACGACTTTATGGATATTGCCCGCGTTTAACGCAAATACGACTGGCTTGCCCGTTGCTTGTGCAATGCTTGCCGCCGTTGCCCAACCCTCAGCTATATATGCAAAATCCCTGATTGGCCCGCCGATCACGGAGAAATTTCCGTTGACCGGCATCTTATACGAAAATTTCTTTTTGCCGTCCTCGTCAATAAATTGCATGCCTTGGCGTCTGCCTGTCACGTCAATGATTGGTATTTGCAGATCAGGCCCGTCAATAATAGCGTTATGACGTTGTACGTTTTTGCGTACGAGATATGGGTGCGTCTCCGTTTCCTGCGCGTCTTCCGCTTGCTCAATCTCCGGCATTATCTGTTCCCCCTGCGCTGGCCATTCTATGGCTTTATTTTGCGGCCTTGCAAGATCAGGCATTTTATTTGCGTCCGGCCATAACCCTTGGCTGCGCAATGCTTCTTGTATGGCCTTAAAATCATTGCATTGCCTGCAATTAACCATGACCTCGCCATTGAACTCTTTTATCCAAAACCTGTCTTTGCCGCCGCAATGCGGACATGCTCCATGATGCTCGCCCTTGCTGGTTTGTTTTAGGTTAAGGAGTTTGACTATCTCATTACCCCATTCTGCCCAATGCGCGGTGGGAAACTTGCTATCCTGCCTTAAATTGCTTAACATAATCGTACATACCTCTCTTCCCATGATTGCCCCGCCCGATTAGGTTTCGCACTGTTCTGGCGGGGCTTTTTTTATGTGCTAGAACGGTATTTCATCATCGAATGAATCCGACGCCGCTTGAGGCGCTGCCGTAGCAGGCGCTGGGCTTGCTGGCGGTAGTGCAAACGGATCATCTGCCGCTGGGCTTGCTGCGGCTGTGTAGCCGCCGATCACAGCATCGAATGGATCTACGCCATGCTGAAGCTCTGCCAATTCAAGCACCTGAACAGCACGCAATCGCAAGCTTATGCCGTTGATTGATCCAGTATTGTACGGCACCAGCGTCACGGCCACGTTTACCTTGCTGCCTGACGTCAGCATAAAGTCATCCGGCAGCTTATTGCGCTGGGCATCTACCTGACGTGGAGGCATGGTTTTTTCCATGCCATATGCGCCTTTTAATTTAGCTTTGCCGATTATTTCGCCATCGTCGCCTTTTTTATACGGCAAGTTTGACGGCTTTTCCGGCCATTTCTTTTTGTTATCCATAGATGCGGCATTGTTATACGCCTCCATGCATAAAGAATGTAACTGCTTGGCGGCATCTGGCGTCATAATAAATGACATGTCGTAGGCAGCCCCATCATCCAGCGCATCGCATTTCACAGACCGCATTTCGCCGCTGTCAAATTTATATGTGCCGTTTAGTCGTGGATAACGCGCAACGGCGTTACTGATAATATGTTGCATGTGCAACTCCTTAGTAAATTGCGTGGCACCCCCACGCTGGGATCTGTTGTAACATTTGTTAGAACGCGCCTGACGCGTTCATCCAGTCCGGCAAATGGATGGT